GGGGTCCTCCAAGAACAAAAAACCGCCACAGGAGCGGTCGAGGTAAAGGTCGATAAGGCGGGCGGATTGTCAGTCGCCGCCGCCGCGCTGGAACGCTTCGAACATCAGGGCGCGCATGGCATGGATGTCGGCCTCGATCCGGGCCAGCCGGTCGGCGTCGGTTTTTCGGTCTTCCGCGCGCTGGCGCTCGATGCGGTTGCGCTCGGTGAGCAGTTCGCGGTCAAGCCGGGCGAGCATGGCGTCGTTAGTAAATGCCTTGCGCGCGACGGAGGCCAGCAAGGCGATTGTGCCGCCGATCAGAGCGGTGATTGCGGCCGTCAGGCCATGGTCGCGGAAGGCCGCGCCAACCTCCTGCGCGAGGGAGTTCCGGTCTGTCATAGTGCTGTCTTTCAGTGATCTGCGCAGGGGCGTCAGCCGATCTTCGAGCCCCAGAAGGACGTCTGGTCGGCCGCAAAATATCCGTCCTGAGCGCGGAAAGTGCCCTGCAGCTCGACGGTATCGCCCGCCGTCAACGGCACCATGGTTTGCAGGCCAAGCGCGGTGGCGAGTGACACATGCGCGCCGCCGATCTCGCCGCCTGCGCCCCGAATTTCCGTGGTGCCGTTCAGCACCAGCCGCCCGCGCATGCGGGCCGCGGTGCTGGCATTGGCCTTGTAGAGCAACGTCGCGCCAAAGAGATAGGTGCCGTCCGTCGGGGCCACGAAATAGTTGTTCGCGGCATCAAACGCGCCCTGATCGTTGTAGTCGGTGTTGTTCAGGCCGATCTTGGTCCAGGTCCCGACGCCCACGTAGTTGTCATAGTTGGTATAGGCCTTGAAGCGCGGCAGCTGGGGCTGATCGACGATGCCGGTGGCGTTATCGACGCTGAGTCCGTCGAAGAAGGTGCTGCCATCGGCCGAGACCGCGACGCGGAATCTGTCGGAGCCGAAGATCCCAACCAGCGCCTTGGTCACGAAGCCGGTCTGCAGCGTGAGCCCGAGATCGTCGCCTGCGGTCTCCTTGTTCATGGTGTAGAACAGATCGCCGGTGCCGCCCTCGGCCACGGTCTTCGCCGTCCAGAGCGCGGCGTTCAGCTTGGCCGAGAACGGGTTTGATGCATCGGTGTTTGTTCCGAGGCCCAGCAATGATAGATTTTGCAAAGACGCAGGCGTGGTGCCGACCCATGCGGAGCCATCGTAAACGAGCAGCAATTTCTCGTCCTCGACCCATGCGCGCCAGCCGGTCCGGGGCGGCAGGCGAAGCCAAGCCCCATCGGTCCAGAGCGCCACGTTCAGGTCCCAGCCAGCCCAGTCGCCGGTCGCGCCGGAGGCGACGATGTATCGGTCGCCGTCTGCGGGGCTGCCGGGCGGCGCGGTCAGGTCCCGGTCGAGGACGGAAAGTTGCACAAGCCCGTCGAGCAGCCGTAGGGCCTCGTTATGGGTGACATGCTTTTGTGCCTGCGCCGCCAGGATGTAGGGCAGCAGCAGGTTGGTCGTGGCATCGGACATGAGAGGACCTTCAGAGTTGGAGCGTGATGGTGTTGGCGGCCCCCCGACCGACAAGGGCGGAGAGCTGGAAGATTCGGACATCAAGCGTATCGCCGGGCGCGAGCAGTGCGCCCCAATCGGCGGTCTGCTGGGCGGCGGTGTAGACCGCGCTTGTCGTGGAGGTGGTCAGCACCCGCTTGACCGTGCTGCCATCGAGGATCTCGACCTCATAGGCTTCCAGCTCCTCGGCGAGTGGTACGTCAAGCCCACCCCAGCTGTCGGCGGCGAGCGCTCTTGATCGGCGCATCCAGCGGATTGTTAGATTGCCAGGCATGCGTGGCCTGCGCCATGGCTGCTCGACATGGGCCACAGAGAATGGTTGGAGCCCGATGCCAGCGGGCGTGAATGTCTGTGCGACATAGGTCTCGTCGCTGACCGGGCGGCTGGCTGGGCCGATGCGCCAGTTCCACGGCAGCCCCAGATCACCCTCGGCGATTGGCAAGGATGCCAAAGCCTCGTCCAGCACCACAACCCGCGCGCCTGCCGGTGCCGGATTGGCCATTGGGCCTTCCGTACCGCGCTGGCCGCGCAGAAGGCGTGTCAGGCGATACCGGCTTGGTGCGATCAACTCCGCCTTGCCCGCCTGCAGGATTTCCCAGACACCCGGCGCACTTTCAATTGCCAGTGCGTTGGCACCGCCGAATAGCGTCAGATCCGTGACACCTTCCAACATGCCGGAGAGCAGATCGACCTCCAGTGTATTGCCGAGATCAAAGCGCGACGTGGGGCCTGCGAAGAAATCCGAGACCAGCGTTCCGATGCGGGCGCGACCGCCAAAGGTGGTCAGAAGCTCGAACCCATCGCTTGAGGGGCTGCGGAACACGGCCATCTCGCCGGGCCAAGGAGTGGCGTGCGTTGCGATGAGCGGGCGATGCGCCGGTTGGCCCTCGGTCAGCTGCGGCAGATCTATGAGCACCACCTCGGGCGCTCCGAACACCACGGCTTTTGACAAGGACGATGGGCGTGGCGATCCGGGTGGCAGGTCGTGGGCTTCGCGGTCCTGGCGAACGGCTTCGATCCCACGGGCCTCTGCATCGGCAATTGAGATGAGCCGGAGCGAGATGTGCCGCTCATCATGGCTGAGCGTCACGACGTCCGCCGGATCAAGGGCCAGTCGCGAGGGTGGCAGGCGAAACGCGGCCGTCTCTCGCCCGGTCCAGGCTTCCATCAACGCGCGGCGGCAGCGCCGTTCGGCTTCCTCGGGCGGGACCGCCATGGGGAAGCTCTCTGAGGCAATGCGCGTGGTGTCCACGGTGATGCGCCACGCCTCGACAAGCGCCGCGTCGTAGTCCTCGTCAGCTCGGGCCACTTGCCATTTGAGCGCTTGCGGCAGTTCGGTTTCCTGGCCCCGCGTCAGTTCCAGTACATCGCCCTCACGAGCGGACACCAGATCGTCGGGCCCGAGGGTTGCGACGGCGGCCCGCCCGCGCATGACAAAGCGGATCATGCCCTCGGTCTCGACCGCATCGAACCCGAAGTGACGCGACAGGGTAGTGATTGATGCGCGCGGGCTCTCCAACGCGCCAATGGCATAGCCCTCGACGGCACCCCAGAGGCCGGTGACATCAATCCGGGTCTCGGGCAGCCCCGCGCGCAGGCAGAGGTGACGCACGAGGGCGGCCAGCGCCACGGCTCCAAGGCGACCGTTCAACCAATGCCCCAGCCGCCAGTTTGCCCCATCGGTCCAGACGTCGGTGAGTTCGGGAAAGAACGGATAAGGCCGCGCGTCCCATGTCCAGGCGGCGCATTCCGGCACATGCACCATGCGGTCGCCATAGGCCGGTGACACCGGGTTGTGCGCGGCGTCGCGCCAGAACAGACAGGTGGCCTCGAGATAGGCGCGCTGGATCGTGTCATCGCGCCAGCCGCGTGAGAAATACGGCGTGATGTTCTCGGAGGATTTGGGGTCGGAAAAGACGTTCGGCCGGTTGGTGCCCCGGTCGATGGCGGGACAGCCCAGCTCGGTGAACCAGATCGGCTTGGACCCCGGCATCCATGCTGTGGGCGTTGCGCTCTCCACCCCGCCGGGACGGTTATAGTGTGCGTTCGACCACCAACTGCGCAGATCCTTATAGCGGAAAACCCACGGCTTGGCGGTGCTGCCATCGCTGATCGGCGTGCGAACTTGCGCCGCGCGATCAGCGTCGGAGGCGTAGAACCAATCGAAGCCTTCGCCGCCCGCGATGTTTCCCTGCAGGTAGGCCCGGTCGTAAATCGCGGGCCAGCCCTCGACCGCGTCCGCATGCTCAAACCCGTCGCGCCAGTCCGACAGCGGCATGTAATTGTCGATGCCGACGAAATCGATCTCCGGATCGGCCCAGAGCGGGTCGAGGTGAAAGAACACGTCGCCAGAGGTATCGCCCGGCTGGTGCCCGAAGTATTCCGACCAGTCAGCGGCATAGCCGATCTTCGTCCCGGACCCGAGGATGGAGCGCACATCCGCGAGCAGATCCCGATACGCCTGCACGGCGGGATAAGTGCTGGCACCCGAGCGGATCGTGGTCAGCCCTGCCATCTCGGTGCCGATGAGGAAGGCGTCAACGCCGCCCGCCGCTTTGCAGAGATGGGCATAATGCAGCACCATGCGGCGCAGGCCCCAATCGCCGGAGGGCCCGGTCCAGCTGACGTTCTCGCCAGAGGTACTGAAGTTTGCGGGCGTTGCCGCGCCGAAGAGCGCGGACACCTGCGCGGCCGCGGCTGCGGTTTTGTCCACTGTCCCGGCATACCCCGCGGCCGGAGAGCAGGTGATCCGCCCCCGCCATGGGAAAGCGGGTTGGCCGATCTCGGCAGAATTATCACTGTAGGGGTTCGGCAGTGTGCTGTTGGGCGGCACATCCATCAGGATGAAGGGATAAAGGGTCACCCGGAGCCCGCGCGCTTTCATCTCCCGAATGGCCTGCACCACTGCGAAATCAGCGGGCGTGCCGCCATAGACCGGGCGCTCCTGAGCGTCTCGACTCACAAGCATGGCATTGGCGCGGCTCACGCCATTGACGCTCCATGTCTGCGGCGTAGTGGTCTTCTCCAACACCTCGACGCCGGGCCGCACCTTGCAATTGCCTGCGCGCAGATCATCGCCGAACCAGGCCACGACCAGTGACACGCTCTCCACCGCAGGCGCCATGGCCTGCAGCCGGTCCAGCGCCACCACCATGTCGGCGGTGTCCGACACCGCGTTGAGGTTCTCGGGCGTTTGCGCGCCGCCACTGCCCCTGCGGATGCCTTGGGTGGCGTAACTGAACTCGCCCGACGCGGGGATCATGGTGACGGCGCGAGTCAGCCCCTCGGCCGTGTCCGCGTCCGCCAAAGGCCGAAACACCTCGAAACTCATCTGCGGGATGCGGTTGCCGTAATCCCCCAGTGGCAGATCCTCGAACACGACATAGGCGGTACCGCGATAGGCGGGTGTGTTGGCCGCCCCCATCTTCGCCGACAGGAACGGGTCCACTGGCTGCGCCTCATCGCCCGGATACCAGCGCCAGGTGACCCCGGCAGTGTCCAGCAGCTTGCCATCGGCCCAGATGCGGCCAACCCCAGTGATCGGGCCCTCGCACAATGCGACCGCAAAGGAGGCGTAATAGAAATACTCCGTGCTTTGGACCTTGCCACCTCCGCCGCCACCCTTGCCGCCTCCTTGCGTGGTGGTCCTGGTCTCCTCGCGGAAATCCGTGGCCCAGATGATATTGCCACCGACCCGCATGCGGCCATAGACGCGCGGGATCACTGCGCCCTCGGTGGCGGAGGTGATGCGCAGATTGTCCATCCGCGCGCCCTCGATCCGTTGGGTGGGGGCCAGCGACGAAATGATCCAGCTGTCGACCACGGAGCCGATGGTGGAACCGACAAAGCCGCCGATGGGGATGGCGCTGACACCAAGGATCGTACCGCCGATGCTGCCGCCAATAGCGGCACCGGCAGCACCGAGAACAAGACTGGCCATGGGGTGATCTCAGGGTTGGGGAAAGAGGAAAGCGAAAGCGATACGCCGCCGCCAGGAGGGGGTGAGCGGTTCCTCGATCACGCCGAGCCGCTCGTAGGCGTGGAGGAAGGTGCCGGGCCCGGTGAGGATCCCGACATGCTTGGCAATGGCGCGTGGGGCCATGCGGAAGAGCACGAGCGCGCCGGGACCGGCGTCAGATGATGCGATCTCTGACATCATGGCCCGCGCCCCATCCGCCAAAACCTCGCGCGGGCCGGTCTCACCCCAGTCGCGGCTGTAGGGCGGGATCGGGAACGGCTCGGGGCCGACGACCTCGCGCCAGACGCCTCGGGCGAGGCCAAGGCAGTCGCAGCCGACGCCGCGCAAGCTGGCCTGATCGTGATATGGCGTGCCAAGCCAAGCGCGCGCGGTTGCAATGACCCGCGCGGGATCCGCTGCAACGACCGGGGACATCACAATACGCCCCCTTCGTGTCCGCCATCTTTGTTGGCGTAGCGCAGAATGGCATCTTGGCCGGGAATATGGGGAAAGCCACGGAAGTTGGTGGTGTTAGCGAACTTCGCGCCACAGGTCTCGATCCGCTTGTCGCAGCCCGCACGGACAATAAAGGCGTCGCCCTCAGCGATGGGCCGCACCGGTGCTTCGAGCAGTGTTAGCCCCGCGTCACCATCGATGACATCATGGGCGATTACTTCCGCGCGCCGCCCGGCATTGGCCCCGCCGGTCCACTCCACCGTGCCGAAGGTAAACCACCCGAATGTAAAAGCGCCCAGCCCTGAGGCGGTGAACGCCCGGTCGCGCTGCAGATTGGTGACCGTGCCGATGCCCCTGAACACTGGATTGCCCAGATCCACCCCGCAGCGGGCATCCCCCAAAGCCGCATCGCAGGTCCCCTGGAACGTGCGCCCGACCGTCTGGCCCAACACATGGGCGAGACTCCGGACTTCGGCGACAAACGCCAATCGCCCGCGGCGGATCTGGCCAATGGCACCGCGGCGCATCAGCACACGCTGGCCGGTCTTGGCCCAGTTCACCCGCCAGACCTCGACCTCCGCGTTGTCCCAGCGGCCGTCGAGGATGTCGGTCTCGGTGATGCGGTCCGAGGTCAGCACGCCCTCTGCGTCTTGTGCATCGACGGACAGGTCCGAGCCGGAACGCACCTCGGACGCCGTGAGCCCGCTCTCGGGTTCGAAGTCGGTGCCGTCAAAGCTGAGGGTTCGGTCATGATCGGTGAAGCCAAAGGTGATGCCATCGGCCCTTCTGATGCGCCAGCACCACGCGAGCGTGGTCGTGCCCTCGTCCAGATGGGCCTGAAGATCAGGGGTGAGGGTCTTCATCTGCGGATCTCCAGCAGCGGGATGGATGTGATTGAGCCCAGCCGCTCGAGGTCGAGCGTCACGTCGAGGGCGTCGGTGTCGAAGCGGACCGGTACGTCGAAGGCGAAACCTGCAGTTATCGCGTTGCCCGCGCCCGGTGCGACGCTGAAAGTGACGACGCCGGTTGTGCTGTCGACCGACCAGCCCGAAACCTGCTCTGCGCCGTCGAGGGATATCCCGACACTGCCCGCGACTGGCTTTGCAATCGTCCGCGTCCAGGTCTGGCTGCCCGAAGCGTAGTGTTTGACCAGCTGGAAGGCGGTCATCGTGCCATCGCCGGTGCCAATTACCTGATCGGTGGGCGATGGCGTTCCCGAGGGCAGGCAGGACTTGTGGTCACCCCAGTCCTTGAAGCGAAATCCGTGTAGCCGCCCGTTGCGCGCCTCGAAGAAGGCGACCACCGCCGCCAGATCGTCGGCCCGGCGGATGCCGTAGGCGACATCGTAGCGGCGACGCGAGTTGGCCCAGCTGGCGTTGCGTTCCTCGTCGCCGGAAGCGAGCTCCACGATCTGGGTCCGCCGCTCCGGCCCGCCGCGCGCGCCGCGACTTATATTGTCTGGAAACCGGACCTCATGAAATGCCATCACATGCCTCTTCTGCCCAGCGACACCGCGCGGGCGATGTCCGCCGCCACCATCAGCAGAGGGGTCACATCGTCTAGCAACCGCCCGACCACATCGGCGGAAGTGCTGTCGCCGCATATCAGCCGATGCGATCCCAGCTGCCAAAGGTCGCCCGGAACGGACACCGGCGTGGCAGGTGGTTCGGGCATGTCATACTCGCCCTCGACCGGGCCATCGCCGCCCAGCGCATCCGGATCCTGCAAAAGCGCGTCCAGATCGGCGTTGGTGATGCCCAGCAGCGACAGGTCGAAATCCTTAGCCAGCAACCCCGCGATCTCATCACGCAGCATGGCCTCATCCCATTCGCCAAGCTCGGTGAGCTTGTTATCCGCGATGCGATAGGCGCACCGCTCGGCTTCATCCAAGTGCCCGAGGCGGATCACCGGCACGTCGGTCAGGCCCAGCATCGTTGCGGCCAGCACCCGGCCGTGGCCCGCGATCAGCTCGCCATCGTCAGCCACCATGCAGGGCACGGTCCAGCCGAACTTCGCCATGCTGGCCGCGATCTTGGCCACCTGGTCGTCGCCGTGCATCTTGGCATTGCGGGCATAGGGGCGCAGCCGGTCAATCGGCCACGTCTCGATCTCGCTTGGTGCGAAGACAAGGTCCAT